GGTTTGGCCAATCTCCTAATACTGTCACAAGACAGACTAGGCAGACTGGTGTCAACCGTGCCGTTAAGCGCTTTGCGTCCGACTGGGTTAACCAGTCGAACGTCATGCGCCCTGTTGCTATCGCGGAGCGTGGAGGCAAGTGCCGTATGGTCACTTGCTCCAATCCCCGCTATGTTTCTGCGGCTCATGCAGAACGCAGACGCCTTTGGCGTCTGATTCTGTCTGTGCCTGAAATTTCTCGTTATCTCGGACCTGCCCCTGGACGCATCCGCGTCCAGAGTTCAGGCTGGATAATCTCGACTGATATGAGCAAAGCCACTGACAACCTCTCGCATGAGATGTTGTCATGGTTTTGTCTCCGTTTCAATATTGAGCCGCGGCTCGTCTTTGAAGGTTTCTTCTTAGACGGGGCGGCCTTTCATTCTTACCGTCGTGGGTGTCCCATGGGCATGCCTTGCTCATGGGCCATCCTCTCGCTCATACACTGGATGTGTATGAGGGAGAGCGGTATCCGATTCTTTGCCATACGTGGCGATGATGCCATCGCACGCATGTCTTATAAGCAGTTTGACCATTACCAGGATTCCATCCGGAATACTGGAATGAGCCTAAACTTATCGAAGACGTACAAATCCCCGGATTCCGGTACATTCTGTGAAAGAATGTATCGACTCCGTGGAGATGTCCTTTATTTGTTGCCGCACCTTGGCCTCAGGGTGTTTAATCCTGAGGACAAGTCTGCGGTCATTCGTGATCTTCACCAATTGGTCCGAGATTCAGGTTTGCCCTGGTCTCGGATCCTTTTGGCTTTTCAGAAGGGTGCTGGTTGGCTTCATACTCTCGCAAGAAAGTATAAGCTACCCAAGTACCTGCCACTTTGTTACGGTGGTCTTGGACTTCCTTGTCCAAGGAAGTGGAAGACCAACCGTTGGTTCACATGGAAAGTGAGATGGCTAGCCACACATGGCTACTCATTCTCATCCCAATTGATTATTAGCGGGAAGCACCTCTCCAACGCTGCCAAAGCGTTGGATGGGGTGAAACTTTCCCTTTCTGTCAAGGACCCTTGCAACCACCTCGATCGTTTATCGACCGAGTGGCTGCTCCCGTCCCAATTGCTTGATATTGCAGAGGGCACACGGACTGAGGTTAAGCTCAGTCCCTGGACTCTGTGCAAACGCTTGAAGGATCGGTTTAATGCAGCCGGTATCGCGCCTGGCGGTAGCGACTACTATTACGCCGATCTTTTTGATCATGAGATGAAGGCCTCGCGGGAGAGTGTTATTCTCGCGCTAGGTCATTCATCTTCTTCTGTTGAGGCCTGTCTCCGTG